GTCCAAAAAATCATTGCATTGCATGACTTTTTCGGAGGTTCCCACCCTGGGACCTGGGGTCCAGAAATGGATTCCTCTTCCGGGCGTTTTTCGTAACCTACCAGGTTATGGCTCATCCCAGCGCAGACGTTGGCTGATTATAAATCAGCAACTATGGGCTGGTGTTGGGACAGGCGCTAACGCGGATTTACGATACGTAAATCGCATTATTCGCATCGCGAATACACTTATTACATCGATCTCTATAGCGATACCTCGCTTGATCAAAGGGGGTGATCCAACATCCCGTATTTTACGGGAGACATTCACAGGTCTTAAAGACTTGTTAATATGGATCTTCTGGGTTTACGTACATAGTGGAGAGGTTCATTTGGTCCAAAGGATCAAGTTCCTCTTTAAATATGTACGGTATCTAGGGCTTGAAGCTCTAGAGGAACTACCAGTACCTCCTCCGCAGATGATCGGGAACACTTTCACCATTTTAAATGGTGTCAGGCGTCCCGTTCAGACTCTTAGTTTTTTCCGTGGATATTGTCTAGCTTTGGTTCCACCAAAGATTAGAGAATTCCGTTCCCATGTTCCACACGGATCTCAGATCCGTTTCGTTAACTGGTCGGCATTGATCTTTTCTTCGGGTTCTAGAGGGCTTGTGCCCGCTAGTCGCCGAGTTAGAGATCTTGCCCTTAAAGAGCATAAGCTCGATATGACAAAACCAGACTCCGAGATTCCGATACTAAATATCGATGGTTTCGATACTTTAGAATTCGGGTTCGAGTTCGCTAGTGCCTTTTTCAAAAGGTATAGCGATTTGGATCCTCTAAACCTCAATGAGGTTCACGTTCCAATTTCGAATTCGGCCTCTTATCGTCGTACCCTTTCAAAGGGAGGGATTAGGGATGAGATCTATGATCTCATAACCCGCAATCCTAAGATGATAAAGGACGTAACCAAGGAGCGTCGTCCGCCTATAAATCCTAGATTTATAACGGAGGAATGGGAAAAGCAACGTGATGCGTTGTTCTCAAAATATGCCGATATTATTGGGAAGATCCCAATTATATCTAAGCAAGTTTTCGGAACCGTAGACCTTGACAAAGGTCTAAATCAGTTGCATCGGAGAGTGGATAATACTGACACTTTTCCGTCGTGGAACGATTGGGGCCCAGCACTCACCTTCGAGGAGAGCCTGGACTCCATCATCATTAAAGCTCTCAGAGCCGGTGATGGACATGTCGTTCACTCGGCGCGTCAGGATCCTTATATTTTTGAAAAATATACTACTAAGAGAGGAACTGAGATCTTTATCGTTGAACAGCATGTTTGCCGAGCAAAGGTCTTAGCTATTGAAGAACAGGGTTATAAGTCTCGGATTCTATCCAAGCTCCCTAGCGAGGTCGTTTATTGTGGCCATATATGGCGTACATTGCTGAAGAAACTCTTCAGAAAATGTGACCATATATCGGTTTTCAATAAACAGGCTTTCACTTACCTGTCCTCCTGGATCGGTAATAGCCCAACTCGTTATAAAGGATTCAAGGAATCTAAAGTACTTGTGTACTCGGGTGACATGAAGAGTGCGACGGATAAAATCCCTCGTGCTCTTCTGGAAGGGTTTATAGCGGGGTTTGTAACCTCGGTGAAATCCTTCTACCCGCGTATGTGGAAGCGAAAGGAGATCCTCAGGGTCTCCTGCCAGTATTTGAATCCAAGGATGAGTCTGGAATATCCGGACAAATCCTTGGCTCTTCAAATGCAGGCCACCCCTATGGGGGGGCCCATGTCATGGCTGCTTCTAAACTTGTACGGATTTTCCTTAGAATCCCTTGCGGATTTCTTCTCACCATTCGTTATCATTTACGAGGGTTCAACCCTCGGTGAGCATGTAACGATGTTTAAGTCTCAACTTAAACATCTTTTACCTCTGCATATCAATGATTTTTATTCTCAATTGCGGAGTTCAACTCTGCCTTTTGAGGATAAACCTTTAATGATCTGCGGCGATGACGACGCAGCCTTAAAGACGATTCGTGAGTTGATTGCGTATAGATCGTTTCATCTCCTATTCGGAGGGATCTTTTCAACCTCAGTTGATTTTATTTCCCGCCGGTATGGAGTGTTCACAGAGCACTTCTTCTATATAGGAAATGATGGTAAGCTCCATTGGTTGGACTATGTACCGGTTCGTAGCTTCTGCAAACCGGTGTCTAGATTGCCAGGTGAAAAGGACCTACCGCCTTGGGTATCCCAAGGTTCGGCTGTGGCCTTTTCCCTGCGTTATTTTGTGGATCATCCACATTATAACCTGTTCAAACTTTGGGGTAATCATGTGTATCGCGATTCTATTCGTCAGTTGTGGGAGGTGGGGCTTCAGCCCTACCTTCCTCGGTCATTTGGAGGCTTGGGTTTTCCTGCAAGGGATCCCAACAACCTACAAGTTTCCGGGCGGGTAAAACGCGCTGTGCGTCTTTTACTTGCACCTGACTTAAAGCTGTCCCACCTTCTCTGTTTTAATCAATTGTCGCAATTGACGACAGAGAGGAATTATTTCTCCAATATTGGTAAGATCATTAGACAGCGGATTAAATCTGTTGTCCTTGATCTCGAACAATATCGGAAAAATGATTTGATGAACCATAAATTGTCCGATGATCTTAACCATTATAGGGTGTTGTATATATTTGATATATATACTAACCCTAAATTGGTGAGCTATATTCCTCAGGAATATCCTATGCTTAAAGATCCTCCTGGACACCTGGATTTTGAGCGTCTTAATAAGCTCTCCGAGTATCTTGGAGGCTGTGGCTATTGCACCTTCAAGGATTTTATCCGTGAAGTTAGCCTTACCTTCGAAAAACAGTACCTATGTAAATCTGGTACTCCTCCTCGGAAAAGAGCGATGACTATGTCATCCGTTTCCCGGGAGTTTCGAAGTATTATTGACACTCTTAATAAGAATCCTCATGATCCATCTCATGGTCCTCTTTCTGAAAAGTTTCTTGAAGAAACTTTGCGATGGAAGTACAATTCCGTTTTTATAAAACGGGATATTGTATTATCTTTCATCCAGAAGGATCCTCCTCCATTGGAGGATGATCTCGACGATGAGATAGATGACCTACGTCGTAGCAGTTTATATGACGTACCGATTGTTCCTCTGGAACAGGGTCGTACTCATATACATAAACAACCGGCATATAACAAAATTAAATTTTGTTGAAGTGGTTGGTTAAGGGGCCGGCATTAAGCCTTAAATCCACGCTGTATGTGGAAGACCTAAACACCGACTACTTGCCTGTTGACTGCAACTCCGATACTATTTTACTACTATTCAATAGCAATGAAGTTCCAGTATCCTTCTTCCCTCTGGGAAAGATGAAGGGAGACGTATGGGGATTCAGGTCGATATTCAATATCGT